TGCGTCCAGATTGTCATCCGCAGTGGCTGCAGCATAGGTCACAACATTGGTGATGAGCTCTTCATCGTCGAAGTTGTTTCCGGCAAGTCCGGCCACTTCGGCCATAGTGCGCGGGTTGAGACCGTGCATGGCGGCAATGTCCATACCACGGGCAATCTTGGCGGCAAAGCCGTTGCCAAAGACCTGCAGATAGTTCAGACGGCCTTCGTCAGAGCTCTTGATGAACTCATCGGAAACACGAGTCTGATAAACAAATTTGATGGGACGGATAACCTTGGGCGTGAAGCTTGCGTTGCTTGCCGGCTTCGCCTGGCCTTCGCCCACAATCGCGGCCTCACCGTCCATGGAGAAGGTGAACACCTTTTCCCCGTTAAAAGGCAGGGGCGCCTGGCCGCTCAGAGCGGCGATAGAAGAATAACCCTTGACCTTGCTGAAGATATCAGTTACGAGTTCTTCAGGCAGATTCAGCATGGTAGTAGCCATAATTTAGTCCTCCTTTAGTGCCTGGCTGACTTTGGCCCAGGCAGTTTTTACTCTGTCGCTGTTCGCGCCATCGTTTTCCGTGGTTCCGAGCGGTGCCACAACCCTGGCGCCCATGAGCTTTTTCAGCTTTTCGGCGTCTTCTCTCATGGCCTTTTCGTCTTCCCCGGAAAGCCGCTCAGCCAGCTCATACGGGAGACCAATTTCCTGGGCGATTCTCATTTTTGCCGAGCTGGTCTCGTAGCCCTTAATCTTCGTCTGCAGTTCCGTGATTTTACCGGCCTGTTCTGTGTACCCTTCGAGCTTCTTGTTCAGGTCCGCGATCTGATTTTCGAAACCAGAGATTTTCTGATCTCTTTCGTCGATCTGTGCCTGAAACTGCTTTGATACGGTCTCCCTTTCCCGCTGGAGTCTGGCACCCAGTACCTTGTCCAGCTCTTCCTGGCTGTTAATTGGCGTAAATTCCATATGAATGCTCCTCCCACTTAACCCGGTGGTATCGGTCTGTATTTATCAAAAGCCGGTCCCTGCATGTTTTCGGAAAAGATGCAGGTTTCGACTTTTAATAGCTAACTCGCTGCCGTTTCGTCACAGTTTTGGTTTTCGCTCCACAGATCCACTGTGCCAGGATCATGGAGTCCATCAGGCTGATGTCGTAGCTGTCATTTATGCTCTTGTACCCGAAGCCGCCATTGGTGCCGATCAGGCGCTTATCGCAGTTTGTCACACTCTGAACCAGACTCTGCTGGCCCATATGGACCAGCTCTTTTCGGCTCAGGCGCTCCTCGAATACCGCATTGGCAGCAATAATCTGCTTCACCGTCGGTAACAATGGACGCTTCAGATGGGCATCTTTCATGGCATCCGCCAGAAGATTCTGTCCGGACTGCCCGTCCACAACTACAGCCTTGACGTCTATTCCACGTAAAAAGGCCACAATCCAGTCTGTTCCTGCCCGGAACGGTCTGCAATCGATGGCCTCAACAAATATTCGGTTATCCTCTGTACGGATCGCAATCGATACGGATACAGTATCCGTTTTCGAGTATTTGATTCCGACAAAGATATGGCTCCGCAGTGCTGGCAGCTTTTCGGCCTTCAATTCGGCCCACTCAGCTGCAGAGATGACGGATTTGAGATTGTACCGGATCCAATATCCGAGGCGCTGGATATTAAAATCCAGTGTGTCCGATCCAATCTCGGACATGATATTTCGTTCTTTGAGTATGGTTCCGAGGCTTGGATTCGTCTCGTACCAGGCATCCCGGTCCATGGGATCATGCATCTCGTCCACGGACCATTCCGCCCAGCCGGTTTCCGGCATGGATCCGGCAATGACCTGATCCCGCATGTGCATGAATACGGTGCCAGATGACTCTGCCGTAGGCGGCGTTCCGCAGAAAATGGTCTGCGGATTCTGCGAGGCGGTGACGATATACACCAATGCCGTGGCCTGGTCATCCGTGTATTCCTGTGCCTCATCAATCACCAGTAGGTCAAAGCCTTCACCCAGGCCGCCTTTGCTAGTCCTGGTTCGAAAATCAATCTCGCCGCCGGTTGACTTGATCCGGATCCGCTCCTGGCCAAGCGCGCCTGAATCTTTGTGCTCGATATGAGCATCATCCAGATATCTTTTCAGCCGCTCCCAGGCTGCGCGGCTTGTGCTGGTGCGGTGTGCGCTGTGCATGATGTGCTCCCCGTTCATCAGTCCCCACATCTCGCGCATGGACACCACTTCATTTTTCCCGTTTCGGCGCGGCACCGCGTACCCAAATTTGATATGAGTCCACAGGCCTTCGTCGTTTATGGCCATGATATCGTACAGCAGGAGCTGCTGCCATTCCTGAGCAGTGCGTCCTGTCCGCTGGTACAATTCAATGGCCTCGTTACCTTTTGATCTCTGATATGGCAGCACCACAGAGCTTGTGGGAGTCTGTCGGCCCAGTCTTACTTCTTCGACTGCCATCTGACTCCCTCCAAATATTTTATTGTCTCACAACCCAGTGCAAGGGAACCACCTCTTTCACGTTATCTGGTCCAGCGCTTTGAATAAACATTCTGCCGACGCCTGGACCCGTCAGAAGGATCATACTCCACTGTACAGTGGCAGTTCCGGTGCCTCCGGAAAACGTCATTCCCGGAGTCACGCACATCCGCATAGTTGTATGTTCCGGCCACGGCTGCGCACCATGGGCAGCATTTCCCGAGCGCCGTCCTGCGGATCACAGGGTTCAAACCGGATTTCCAGTGAAAATCTGCGTTTTCCCGTGCTGTATCATCCACGAGTCCCTGCATGAAATTTACGACCTGATCCAGGAACTCAGCCTGGACCTGCTCAAACGGATCTGAACCGGTGACACCACGAATAATCCCATTCACCTGGTCCAGATTCGCATCCGGAATCACCGGTTTCAGCCCGATGCCGGCTTTCTGGTTCAGTGCTTCCTGGATGGTGTACATATGCCCCTGCATATATCCGCAGTTTTTCAGCAAAGGTCTGGTGATGAGACGGTTGGCTGTTTCAATGTACAGCTTTCCGTCTTCCAGCGCCTCCGGAAGGTACTGCCGGAACATGTCAGCCAGGATTTTCCCTGTTTCCGTGGCCAGCTGCTGCGCGTCATCATACGTGGCAAGTCCGTCCGCAATCTTCTTTTGAAGCGCCGCGACTTTCCGACTTTCGTGCACCTGTGCGTTCCAGCCGTCCTCAATCAGTTTCAGAATCTCATCGGTGTTCATACGTCACCTCAGATCCCAGTCAGATCCTGCAGCTTCTCCTTATCGAAGTAATCAGGGAAGCTCTGCTGGATCTTCATGGCCGCGTCACCGATCCCGGACAGCTGTGCCGCATCCGGCTCGAAGATCGGTTCCCACTTAGGCTGTGTCTTATAGATCTCGCGTCTCAGATACGGCATTCTGTCGCGGACACATGCAGCCAGGTATCCGACATTCAGGAAGCCGGTACCGAAGGTTCTCTGTGCTTTCCGCGCTGCAAGCCTGAGATTTTCATGGGTAGCCTTGATCGCGTCCGCGCTCGAAGGATTTTCCGTAGCAAAGCCCAGGTCATCCAGCGTCAGGCCCGTTTCACCCGCAAACAGGGAAGCCAGCATCCGGAGCTGGTCCATGAAGGGCTGCATGCTCTGCTGGCTGAACTGGCCGAGCTTCGGACTTTCGCCGTCCTCATCCTTGCTGAACTGCAGGAGTGCTGAAATGGTTGCCTTCCACTTTTCCATCGGCTCAGCTTCCGGATCCAGGCCTGTGATCCATTTCTGCGGAAAACTGTAGAATTCTGCGGAAATCTCGGAACGCTTCAAGGTTCTGAGCGCCGCCTGCTGGATCTCCATGCAGGCCCGGCTGATCCTGGAATGCCCAAAAGGCCTGCGGGCATCCGGTCTGTGAATGATGGGCACCAGCAGAGGATAGGGCGCCTCATTCGAGATGGTATACGTCTCAGGCTTTCCGTAGGTTGAGTCGATATACATCGTGCTCCCAGGAGTGAAGTACGCTTCCAGAATCGGAGCGCCGTTCTGATCGCGCTCCAGGACAGCATAGCCTTCTGTCAGGAGCATGGTAATCGGATCCAGGATGCCGGTCGCGTTTCCGCCGTCGATCACCTGCAGCCTGGGGTATCCTTCATCGTCTTCCGAGATGTACACAAAGCAACAGCTCGAGATACATGCGCTCAGGATGGCTGAATCAAACAGCACATCCTTGCTGTTCATGTCGAAGATGGCGTTCATTGAGAAATTGTCGTTCGCCATCTCCCGGAAAACCAGGCGGTCCGCCAGGCTGTCCACTGCTTTGCTGCTCCAGCCGAGAACCGATTTCAGCCAGTTCCATTCTTTGGGAATCGTGATGTTGAATTCCCGCACGGAATTTTTCATTTCGTAGTATCTGTACCTGGTGTCCACGCGGACCTGCTTGGAAGCCAGCTTTCTCCGGAGATAATCAATTCCGTAGGCCATACAGACCACCTTCCTTCCCGGTCAGGGGAGGGCCTGACCAAATTCGTGAAAAAAAGTTCCCAGACG